TGATCGAGACTACATTGTCATACGCAGAAACATAACCAGTAGTAACTAAATTACCGCTGCTATCTACATCAAGGTTCGTGGTGACTGTGCCAGTTCCCGAAGCAATAGAAATTTGCTCAAAACCGTTTTCAGATCTAACGGGACCATTAAAGGTTGTGTTAGCCATTTTGGCTTTCCTCCTTACAAAGGTTTCGTTCTAGCGTCTTGTAAGAGTCTGCTGGGGCAGTCGCTAAAACTATTTAATCCCAGAAAAACCGTGGGGAGGAGTTTCCCCCTCCCCTTTAGTCAAGCCGTTAAGCTCCAGGTGACCCAAAAATGCCACGGGGGTCAGACCAACCGAACGCATAACGTTCGCGGGCCTTATACCGAACATTTCCAGTATCAAAGTCGCCTTCCATGGATGTCCTGACGCTGGTTCTATTGAACCCTTTCAGGCCATTGGGTGCGTCGGTCATAATGAACCAAGCATCCGTATCCGTAAGGAAGTGATTGATGTCGTAACCTTGAGGAAGCATTCCCATGTTCCTGACAGCATTGACGTCGTTGTCTGCGCTGCCGGGTCTTAGGGTAGATTCAAGTAAACGATCAGCCGTGAACTGAAGTTCCTTTGGAACAATCATCCTCAGTCCTTTGACCGCCACCTTGAGGCCACGTTCATCAACGAAAGCTGCAATATCAATAAGGGCCTGCTCTAGGCTGGTCTCATTGAGATCCGCTGCCGTCGAAAGTTCGTTACGGAAAGTACTGCCGCTTACAAGGGGATGATCCGTAGCACAAAGCTCCTTCTCATCACCACCCGTATATGTGCTGGAGAAAGCGTTATTAAGAACCGAAGCGGCTTTAACTTGCTTTGTCTGGCTCATACTACGAGCAAGGGCCTTTGTATACCGGCCTGCAAGCCGATCATAAAGGTTATCCTCTATAGCTTCTTCCGTAATGGAGAAAGCTAAGGCAATTGTTTCCATAGTGTAACGAGCCGTGTACGCTTCTTGTGCGTCATCAAAAGATACCGCAGTACCTTCAGATTTAGTTGGTGCCGATCCAAAACCGGATAGCATAACTTCTTCTTCAAATGCACGGTCAGAACTTTCCATCGAAAAGATCTGTTCATGCTCACGGTCGTACTGGTCATACTCCATTCCGAACAATGCGTTCAGGCCGGGTTCCAACTCTTTTACGAGTTGTGCTCTACTAATAGCCATTTCTCAACCCTCCTATACGCCAGTGGTTGAAGGAGTACCAGCCGCAATAGCACCATTGTTACTATTGAAGTGGTTATTCAACCTTACAATCGCACCGATACCCGCCGCCGAGAAGTCCTCGTTCAGCGCGTCCTCTACCCAACCCATAACTCTCATCTGGAGGGCAGCGGTAGTTGCAATTGTACTAATTGCCAACCGACCAAGAGAAAGACCAGTAGCGTCTGTCCCTGTGATAGCGGTTGAGAAATTGGCGTTAGCAAAAACTCCGGCACGAGCCGTAGCCTTGCTGGTCCACGAAGCATCCGTTGCAATCACGTATAACTGCATTGGGTCATCGTTTACATACGCCTTAACTGGGTGGTTGCTGTTTGCACCAGAACCGGGCCAGTAATTGCTCCACGTAGGTTTTCCAGTGGTACTCGAAACGTACTCACAACCTTGAAAGACACCTAGCAAACCAACTGTGCCACCGGCGGCTGCGCCGGGGACGTCTATATAGCCGGTAGAAAGCGGTATCACGGGCTCACCGTGATAAAACTTGCTAGTATTGCCGTTCGCAATCTCATACATCGAGTAGTTGGACATACCTGTGGAATTGGCCGCGCCGCCCATCTTATTGAGCGGACGAAGGCCAAAGCTTCCATTGGTATTAGCCATTTCTTGCTCCTTAAAGCAAAAGGTTTAAAACAATAAGTCCTATGTCTTAGGACCTCCGAATGTAACACGCGACTGGCGCTCAGGTTTCTGAATCGCCATCGAATGATGCTGGTTCTCTTTAAACAAATCGTTGTCAACCGCTTGCATAGCATCGGCATTCATCTTGTCGAAGTATTCTTTGCGCTCTTCAACGATCTCTATTGGTATACGAGCCAGCAACAATCCTCCAACGCCAAAGACACCTTCGTGTCGGCCACCCTCTATAGTAGGAGCTTCAAAGTCTGGATACTCTTCCTTCCGAACTAACTCCCAGCCCTCACGCATTCGAGCAGAGATGTTTTTTCGGTCGTCAAAGCCCCGAACTTCGGAACGGATCCACCGGTGAGTGAAGCCTTGCGGCGCTTGAGGTGCGTCCAAAAGGGACGGGGGTCTCCAAGGCTTTCGAGCGGTCTTGTTTGCTCGTGTCTCAGAGGCGCGAGGAGTGCGATCAATATTCTCTTCAGTCATTTGTCTACCCTAGCGTTTGTACTTCGCGTACTCATTAAGAGGAACTCCAAGCTTTCCAGCAATTGTGACTTCACTTGGAGACAGTCTTACTGTTTTGCGCCCAGCACCGCTGGAGCGAGTTGCAGAAGCAACCGCCTGTTGAGGACGGCGACTTTCCGAAACAGGAACCTGCACCCCACCATTAAACTTGTGAGGAAAAGCTTCCCGTATTCTTTTATCAACTTCATCGTAGTACTCAGGACTTTCAGTGTCAAAGTTTTCTTCTTCAACCAAACCTTTATGAATTCCAAAGGCTGCAAAAGTCATTGCTTCGTCTTCGCCAAACCATTCGTTACGAGAGGCCCAATCTTCTGCTTTGGGGTCTGGTCTAACTGGAGCCTGTTGCTGTTGTTGGGCCGTAACCTGTTGTTGGGCCGTAACCTGTTGCTGTTGCTGCTGGGCATAAGCCGCTGACTGCGCTTGTTGTAACTTAGCGGCCTTGACGCGCTCTTCTTCTATCGCCAGTTGAGCCATCTTTTTATTAAGCTCAACCTGAGCAGCCGTGTCGCTGGTCGCTATAGCCGTCTCCAGGTCTTTCTGCAATGCTTCTGACTGCGTTGCAACGCGGTCGCCGTATTCTGCGACATAACCTTGGTCAAGGCTTTGAACTCTATTTTTAAGTTCTTGGTTTTCCGCCTGAATATTTCGCGCATAACTAACAGCGGCTTCTTGTTGACGTTCAGCCTCACGAGCCTTCTTAGTAAGCTTGTCGATACGTCTTTTAACCTTTTTACTATAGTCCTCGTGCTCTGTTTCAGCGTGAACCTCCTGATCTTCAGAAATCTCTTCCTGCGCCTCTACGTCTACAGAGACTGATTGACCCTCAGAGGGAAGATCAACAGTTAGCTCATCTTGTTCAGGCATGGCTTTTCTCCATGTTAAAAGTGCAGGATGTCTTCGGGATCCTGTATAACCGCTATGACTTCATCGTCATTTAGAATGCGGACCTCTCCGCCATCTATCTTAAACCGGGCTCCCGCATACCGCCCAAAAATTATCCAGTCCTTCTCCTTGCACCACGGGCCTCCTGGAAACTTCACTTTGTCTTCATAAGCAAGACTGCCCACCTTTAAGACGTATCCACAAACAGTAGCTACCGACTCACGGTCAACTACGGCGTCAGGAAGAAAAACACCCCCCTCTGTCTTACCTTTTCCCTTGTAAGGAAGGATAAGAAGACGCCAACCAGTAGGTTCAGGCAACCTTGAAAGGGAATCTGTATCAAGTTTGCTAGGGTCAAGTACCTTTTCTTCAGGTTCTACATAAGCTTGTTTTATAGAAACAAGATTATCTTCCATATCTTTAACAAGCTCAGACTTATCAGCCATTAATCCGCCTTTTCCAAGATTTCTCTCAACTCTTGTCCTATATACTCTAAAGATTCGACGTTGCCAACTAATTGTCTGTATTCTTCAATATCTTTTACCGTTCCGTTCACCATCATCTCAGTGATGCGGTTTTTTCGTTCCTGAATAGACTTTAAAAGATGTTCTGCGAGGTAAATTCCGTCCATTTAAGCAACCCGAAAGTTTTTACGATTACGTGGCATCACTTCTTCTCACTTTTTTCCTGCGGTGGTTGTGGAGCTACCGCTTTCTCATAGTAAATAATAATCTGTTTTTGCTGCTCAATATACCGCTTTATTTCTGCCATATTAAGAGCGAGTGTTTCGTAATCTCTGACACTGATTGCATAAAACAGGAAGCTACCATTTTGTTTTGTGTATCGTTTCTTAAATTCAGCGAAGTTTTGGTCAGTGACCACGAACCAAGTAAGATTATTCAAATCAAGTTGGCGTGGCCTGTTCTGCGTAGGAATTACGCGGTCTACCTCAACCGTCTTGACTTCAATACGCTTTAACGCCTCCCAACCGCTGCAACTACTCAGTAACAGGGATAGCAGTAATGCGCTTAAAACTTTCAAATAATTTTTTTGTACCACGGTTTATCTTCTGTTCTACCAATTTCGGTTTCTGCTGGCTCAGTCGAGTAAGATTATGTTTTCGTAACTTCCCAATCAGCTTGTTCCTGTAACTCTCTGCCTTCTGTAACTTAACCCCAAGGTCTTTACTCAGCTTCCTAAACTTTTTAGCATCTCTAACAAGCGTTTTTATCGTCTTGTCTTGAGCTTCTTTTGCCTGTTCTAGCTTGACAGTATTTTCGGTCAGTATCTTGATCTTGTTCTGCGTATCTTGGTAATAATAATACCCACCATAACCAACACCTCCGATGAGGCTGATAACAAAAACAAAAACATAAACTTTTATCATTACTTCTTAAACCCTCGAACAAGCATTATTATAACGACAACTAAAAGAGATATTGTCATTATTTCTCCGCTGCTTAGTTGAACAAGAGCCATCATTTACATATCTATCTGTTTAAAACCCTATTTCTTTGCGCTCATGTATGCGGTCATACCCATATAGGCTCCGACAACGCCAGCCTGACCAATATAAAACAGACCGAACAAATCAGATAGAGCCTTAATTCTGGCGTCGGGAAAAATAGGCAGAAAAACAGCTAATGTAAAAAACAGCATAGACCCCATGGCAACCCACGCCATCTGTCTTTGCGCGTCAGCTTTCTCATGTTTCGCCAAGGCTTCAGACGCCGCCAACTCCGCATCACTGACAATTCCATCTCCGTCGAGATCAAGTTCGTCGAACGCGCTGTCTTTCTCCAGTTTCTTTTGTTTTGCCATGTCTAACCCTCCGCAAAAGCCTCATCGATCTCATTGATCCG